TTCCTTGCCAACGCGGCGGATGGCTTCGGTCGAAGTGAGATCCTTGTCGATCGTTTTTTCGAGCTTTTTAAAGAAGCTTTTGAGCTGTAATTCTGGACTATTTGCCATTTTCGAATGCCTCAACAATCCGTTTCAGCTCGCTCGGTGTCACGCCTAGGAAGTTCCGCGCCTTGCTCGGCTTGGGAGCGCCGCCGTAGCTGCCGAGAATATTGCCTTCAGCTTTTGCGTTATCGACTGTCCCGTTCTCGAAACCTATTGTAATTGTTCCCTTTTTGTGGTTCAGCACGTCCATTGCGTCGAGCATGTCACCAGAAAGCGTCAAATCGACGTTGGAAGACTTTCCAGCGATCTTGAAATCGAGCGACTCCATGTAAGATTTCGAATACGCCGGAAACGACTTGTTGCGGGTGCCGTTGGCGTTCAACCCGACGCCAGATTTCGTCCGCTCGCGGATGAATTCGAGGATAGCAAACCCCAGCTCTTCGCGTTGCTTCGGTCCGAACGTCTCGGGGATCTCAATTTTGACGCGCTGCCATGTCATATCTCAACCGTTGCAGGCTCGTTGATTTCCGTAACCATCGCCGCAATCTCTTCGTCAGACATGTTTGGGTTCAAGGCTTTGATGGCCATTTGCCGCGAGAGAAACCCAGCGGAAACCTCAGCGCTGTATTCCGCAACCAGTTCCGCTCGCGACTTCATCGGCCGTTGTTCTGGGAATTCGACCGCGACTTTTGCCGTCGGCGTGAACATCTTGTTCGTTTGCATCCCTTGCGCAATCCAGACCGGGTGCATCTTGTGCATGATCAACGGCCAGAGGTCGTTTGCTTCCCATTGCGAGAATACTTCCGCTTGTTTTTTTCTGTCTTCGAACGTGTCCATCTCGTCGATAATCTTCGATATCCCGCTCGCCACGCTATCGACGTTGATCTGGCCGATGCTCCCTGGCTTGATGCCTTTGGAATTCAGCCACATTGAAAACTCTGAAACGATCAGATTGATCGTCTGATCGATGTCGGCTTCTGGCTTGATCGTCCCGATTTCTGGTTTCTTGTTTGAATCTTCAGGTGACCGCAAATGCCAAAACGCCAGTGGTGAAAATTTCCTGTCTTCGTCTGTAATATCAATGCCATACATGATAGAGAAACAAGAAAACATCGACGCCAAGTTGAGATCCGCCAGCATCGTTGGGATCAAGACGGTCATCGTCTTCATGTCGGTGTCGTCTTTTGGATAAAACAAATTCCTGGACCGTCGCACGTATGCGCCAGGAATTGCGCCGTATATGTTTACGCCTTCGGTCAGAGTCGGATACTGCTTTCCGTCTTCGTCGAAATGAATGAATTCGTAATCGCTGTAAGCGTAGAAATGTTTTTTCTCGTCGAATGTCCCTTGGTAGGTCATCAATTCCGTCATCTTTGATCTGTTATTCGGATCGTTTGCGAACGGAAGAAATTGGTGTGGGAGAAGCACTTTGATGAAATGCTTATTTGCCAGCGCATCGAAATATGGCATGGCAAACCCGACTTTGGTCAAGTTGTAAAATTCGTTTGTCACGTCCATATAAGAGTTGAGACTCATCGTCTGAACGTAATAATCGAGCATCTGCTGATCAGATTCATTCCCATCAACGATCAGTCGGCTTGGCGGGTTGCTGTAAATCTGAGTCAGCTTTGAGATTATCTTTCGGAGCACGTTGATTGGTGGAATCCGCTGTACTGCGTATTGAAACGACTTGCTTTCAGCACCAAGTGTTCTCGCCAATTCTTTGACGATGAAATCGTAGAGCGATCCCTCGTTGATACAGAAAAGGTCTTCTTTGTATTGAAGTGATGGCGTTGCGGAATCCCAAGCCTTGAGCATCGCATCGATTTTATCTGCTAGCATTACATTGTCCCCGTTGATTTTGGAAATTCCCGATCGCCGACGATCTGGCGATACAAGCCGTAACCGATTGCCGTTGTGATGTGCTGGAATCTGTCCCGATCGTCTTCAATATATTGGCTGTCCTTACGCAGTTTTGCAAGCCTTAGACCTTCATCAGCAGTTGGCGCGTCTTTGTAAACGAAAAGACGCCGCTGTCCCTTGTCGTTCCGGCATTGTGCGTTCACGATGTTGTGGCGTTTTCTGATTGGCGGGTTTGCCGGTGGAACTTGCACGGCGAATTTCACCGAGGTTTCGTTTGCCAAGAAGTCTTTGATGATCTGATAATCCGATTTCTTTGAGCGTGTATCTGAATGAGCGCCAGCGGAGTCGCCACGTATAAAATAATTAGTTTTGTAATCAAGAAGACCACGCGTCATTGCCTCTTCCAGATTGTCCCTTGTTCTGAATCCGTCGACCACGACTTCGTTGTATATGTGGATTATACCATCGATGTATTGAAAGAAGACGCTGGAGAGCGGCTTGCCGGATGCGATGTTGAAGTCGAACGACCAGACGACGGGATATCGCTCATCTACTTTGTAGGATTCATTGACGAAATTGAACTCGCGATCGTATTCGTAATAGATGTAATCGGATCGCAGATCATTCCACTGGCCACGCAGATACCTGTCAGCTTCTTTTTTAGACATCGAGCTGCGCAACGAGTCGATGTAAATCGGATCGAGGAAAATGTTTTGCTCGGTCAGCGAGTAAAAGACGAATCGACCTGGGAACTGCTCCTTGATCTTGGGATCAATCCAGTGGCGATAAACCCAGTGGCCAGGTGAGTCGGGGTTTGTTGCTGCAATCACGACGTTCTCGGGGACGTGTGGCAGACGACGCAGACGAGCAACCAGCGTATCGAATGCTTCCTTGTCCTCTTGATCATTCTCCACGATCTCTTCCACGACGAGAAATGATAGCTTGAGCGATCGGCCTTTTTTGTATCGTTTGTCTGCCCATGTCATGCAAATGATTTCAGAGCCGTTGGCGAACGTGATCGTGGATTCGGATCGGTTGTGCCAGTAGTCTTTGCCTTCGACGAGATCGTCGGCGATATGCTCGATCACTTCCTTGAGGATCGTTCGCTTCAGGTCTGGCAGCGAGCGACGGGCAAGACAAGCCCGTGCTCCAGGATACAACAGGCAGTGCGTTACTGCCAGATGCGCCATGAGGATTGATTTTGCCGAGCCGTACGAACCTGAAAGCAGAATTTCGAGGTTGCCTTTTGAGTAATCCCAATCGCGACGAACGAGCCGCACGACGTCGGCTTGCCATGGGATGACGTATGGGTTGAATCCTGTCAGGTTGGGAGTCGAATCAAATTTTGACAATTTTTGCCGGTTCCGATTCTGGGATGAATATCAGTTGCTCGGAGTCGAAGATATGCTCGTGGATATCAAACAGCTCCGGAGTGAACCACGTCGCCAGAACTTCCGTCCCGTGAGTCGTCACCACCGTCTCTCTCACTGTCATCAGCGGACCGCCCGATTTCAGGTGGCAAAGCATCCCTTGCTTGATCATTTTCATCGACCTTGTAGTTCAACGTTATGGTTTTTTGTTCTGTTGAAGCATGTTCGATTTTGTCCGTTTGTCCAAGCCAATTCTTACCGAGCCAGATTTGCATCTGGACGTTGCCTTTTTCGACGGCAGATCGGTACTGCGCACGGCGGAGCGACAGTTTGCCCGTGTCGCGATGTTTCATCATGAACTGCTTGAGCGTCATGCCGTTGTCGCGCTCGCAGATCATGCGAAGCCAGTCGCTCGAACAGCCTTCGACGTTGGCGACTTCTTCCATATTGCAGCCGATTGCGAACATGTTTGCTATTTTCGTCCAATCGAAAACGCGAGTTGGTTTGCCGGGTTTTCCCGCGTCGGGTGATGCTTTGACGCCGGTGCGATTTGATCCCTGTTTTACAGGTTTGCCGGTCAGCGGAGATTTTTCGGTTTTGTCAGTCATACCGAGACGCCGTTCCAATATAGCTTTTCTTGCATATGTTTTGTTTTGCTTTTTTCTGCCGTCAGCATTGAACGTTTTTCTACTTGATAAACCTGTTTGAATCGTTTGTCTGGAACATTGTATTCCGAAATGAATACTGGATTTTTGTTGTTTGCCGCCCAGTCAAGGAACTTAGCATGGTCGAAACTCCCGCCGTAATCCGCGGCCCCTTCGTATGGTGGATCGCAATAGATTACTGAGTTTGGTTTGATCTCAACTTGATCATATGATAATGATGACGTTGATAACTGCTGCAACCGCTCCAACTGCTGCAACCGCTCCAACTGCTGCAACCGCTCCAACCGCTCCAACCGCTCCAACTGCTGCAACCGCTCCAACTGCTGCAACTGCTTCGCATCTAAAAACTGGTGCAGTATTTTTGGAATCGATGTTTTTCTAAAATATTCTATTTTCTGTCGTAAATAAAATCGCC